TCTTCATTAAGAGCGCCAGCCTTTGCTATCTTACGAAAGATACTTTGGTATACATCTTTTTGTGACGTAGTAAGAGTAGTATTTTTAGTAAAGAACAATGCCTCTACATCTGAGGGGCCAATGTCATTCTCATAGTCGGACATGGCATCATCCAAAATCTGCTTGATGCTACGAGTTTCTTTGCTTCTAAATATCTTTTCCTTTGCTATGTTTTTGTTTCCATTGTAAAATTCTCTGTTCATAAGTGTGCGTAACAGTGCTAGTTCCATTTATTTCTCCTAATCTATGTGCAATTCCAAATTCATAATATCATCTTTCCTTCTGTATTTCAAGTCATCTGTCAACTTCATGGCACGAATGTTAGTGGAAAGTGTACTTCTAAGCCTTCCTGTAAATTCAAATGTCTTCTGTACTGCATCAGGATCAAGAGCCACAATTATCTGATCATAATGCCGAAGCTGTGTCACATGTGTATCTAAAAGAGATGTTCCCATCAAAGCAAAACCTGTAAAAGCAGTATCAATTGTAGGTACAACAGAAGCAGATATACAGTCCTCTACTACAACAGCTATGCAACCTGTTCCTGACACATAAGCATGTCCACTACTACCGTATCGTTTCCACTTTGGGCTTTGCCTTTTGTCTACTGCCCTACCTGTGGCGTCTATAATTCTGTTGTCATGCACAACAGGAAACACTATTCTGTTTTCCTTAACATCGTATAATAAATCAGACCCATCTATATCATAGCTCTTGGCCCAAGGGTCTATGTACTCTCTGTTAGGCATGATGTGTGTAGACAGAGAAAAAATTTCTACTCTGTCATCCTTCTTTTTGTTTTTAAGCAAGGCATCTCTTACAGTAAACTGATATGCAGATCGACCTTGTAAACTACACCCTGCCTTGTAACAGTTGTAAAGAATGTTGTCGGTTGTTTTGATTGCAGTAAACGTGTTCTTTCCATTACATATGGGACAGTCTCCTCTATACCTCTCTTCAATTTGCAAATCTAAAGATTGAATATGGTTGTGTATGTTCATGTCTCACCTGTATGAGTAATGTAAAACTAAACCTATAAAATGTATAACAAATATAACAGCATTCAATGTTATCAACGCACGATCAAACCATAGCATACCTACTATAAACCAAAGAGCTGTTCCTGTCAACATAAAGTAAAAGTTTGAAGGAACCAGTTCCAAAGAATTAAGTACAGCACCAACTACAATTGTACTGGTAGCCAGCCATTTTACATACCAACTTGTTCCATGTGATGGAG